GCTCGCTGGGCGTAACCGTAACCGATTCTGGAGTCCACCGCCCATTGAAAAAACGTAGACTCGTCCATGGTCTCCGCGTTCGCGTATAAGTTGCCCTCAGATTGTTCCGACTGCCACTCCAGGAATGTTCCGTCCTTCTTAACGTAATTGATCCATGCCGAGACGTTCTGCACCGCCTGAACGTTGGGATGGAAGAGACCAAAGTCAAAGAAGCGCTCGTTGGAAATGTTGATACGCGCGTTAAATCGGACATAGGCATGCCGATGTAGTCCTCCGTCCTCATGGGTCTCAGAACTGATAATGACATGCGTGACTCTTCGAGAGCCCGAGGTCTTATTCCGAAGCAAAGCAAGTCCATCCTCCAAAGAAAAATCAGCGCGGGGGTAAGTAATCGACACGTGGCGGGCCTGTAAGCGATATGACATAATTGGAGTTACTCAGAGTCAAAATATATATCGAAAATAATTTATTGAATTCACTTGTGGTACCTTGGATATAAAAATAATAACCACGTGACACGATACTAATGGGTTAGAAAATCACGTGACACTATCTACATGGGTTAGGTTAGGGGTTAGGGGGTTAGGGTTAGGGTCCCAGGTTAGAGCAGGGTAGCATAGATATAGTAATAAGAAAAGTGATATCACAATAGCGACAACAATAATTAAGTGATGCATAATTTTTGTTTTACTCCGTGAGCGTTGAACTATCTTCCCTTTAGGAGCATTTGAGCATAACAAAAATAAAAAATTTTTTTTATTTTAAGCGGCTTCCATATAATAATATTACGAAGCCGCTCCGAGTATAAAGATGGCTATATAAGCCGTCGTATACGGTACAGAACGTTCTTAAGATGTTCGCTCCTATGGTAAGGTCTAATAGAGGCGCTCTTGGTGTTGACTATCGAAGGATGGTCGCCAGGGGTGTCAGGAACGCTGTTCTAAGTTACGCTCGTGGATACGGAGGCCCTATGGTTGCTAGGGCCGTGAAGAATTTTGGTACGCAGACATATAGTTACCTCAGAGGTAAGGCGAGGGGAGTCGGTACGAGTACCTCGGCTGGCGGGAAAACGTATCGAAGCTACGGTAGTAGTTCGTCTAACCTTAGAGGTGTCTATAGAGGACGTGGTAAGTCTATATTTAGACGTTCACGACGAGGAAAAAAGCGATACACGAAGTGGATTGCCAGCCGCGCTAAACGCCAGTTTAGCGGGGCCGCGTTTGTTAAACAGGTTGGGGGTACTGTGGAAGATGATCAGGCAGTGCATATTGCCATCAACAATACCCCTATTCGGGTACTGTTTAGAAGTTTGATTAACGTAGTTATTAGACGTTTATTCATTAAAAGTGGATATGATGTTGATGATGATGCGTCTTTCATTGATGGTTGGAATACAGGTTGTAACATTACCTGTATATACCGTACTACTCCCGCTAACGCTGAATCTACACTTAGTCTTAACGGTGTTGCTGGGGAAAAGTTCTATGAATTAGTTGATCGCATCACTACGCAATGGGATGCCTCTATGTCTGCTAATCCTAACGCTGTGTTTGACAGAATTAGTTTACGCAGGGGAGGTACTGATGGTAGTTACGGAGTAACTACAAGGGCGTATTTACGTGATGCTAGGTTTAATATCCTAACGCGTAATGCGCTAAAGGTACAGAATCGATCTATTAACGTCGTTGGAAACGACCAGGATGATGATGTTGATCGATGTCCTATTAAAGGCACTGTGTGCTATGGTAAAGGAAGCGCCCCTATTCCTAACGATACTTTTTGGACTGCCGATTTCTATGGTGATGGTACTACCGCAGTTGTTTCACAACTAGGTGGAACCAACCAGTTGTTACAGACTACGCTTAACCCTACTACGTTTAGCACTACTAAGAACTTTACTAAGTTTACTATGGACCCTGGGGCTGTTAAAACTCACGTTGTATCTGATAAGATTAACGTTACGTTTAATGCAATCATTCGATGGATTAGAGTTCAAAGAACTTTAGATGCCACTGATACACGAATGCCATATGGGTCCCACAAGGTTATATCATTTGAAAAAGTGATTGGTAATGTTGGCGATAATACGCAACCAGTAAAGGTTATCTATGAAAGTGAACTTAAGATGTGGATTGGTTTTACATGGGGTCAAGAACGATACAATCGTCCTATCAATTTAACAGTTATATAATAAATCATTCGTTTATTAAAAGAGTATTGCATCTCCGTACGATAGCAGGATGGTAAACGAACGGACGTTCGTTACAAGTTATCGCTATCTGTATTCCTGCCGGAATCAGCGTTGTTCCATACCGCCGGTGAATTGAACGTGGAAGCCCACGATCGCAAAGGTGAATCTGTGCTTGCACTGGCATATGGTCGAACTTCATATCGTCGAAGAGGACTGACAGGTGACGCCGCGCGTCGAAATGCTTGAGGTCGTCGATATGACTGACTAAAAGCATTGGTTTGATCAAGTGCCTAAAAGCGTAAACAGTTTTACCACAACCAGTAGGTCCGATGATTACATTAGTGAGTTCCCTACTCAAAGAATATGTTCCTAATTCCCTGTTTGGCGTAATATTAAGGTCCAGAAACGGATTGTTCTCAGCGTCATAAGTAATTTGGTTTACCTCTCGCCTAGATGTATCCCAAGCTCGCTGGGCGTAACCGTAACCGATTCTGGAGTCCACCGCCCATTGAAAAAACGTAGACTCGTCCATGGTCTCCGCGTTCGCGTATAAGTTGCCCTCAGATTGTTCCGACTGCCACTCCAGGAATG